CACAGTGATATATTTAACAGAGTTAGGAATTAGACTTCTTCCCTGAAATCCGATGAGATCCTTGTCTCTATCGTACATTGGTATAATGATACGTGGTTCATCCCTATATGTGGAGTCAAACGTTTGCTTTTTACTATTTGTCCACTTCTTAAAACTGTCAGTGAAATAAAACCTATCGGGATTAAGTTTTCTTTCTACTAAGTATTTGTTCGCAACTGGATCTTCTGATGCTTTAGGTAAATCCAACTTCTTTTTAAAAACTGGTTTCTTGAAGTTGAACACAGGTTCTTCGGCAGTAAAGTTTCTGCCAGTATGACCTTCCTTAAACTTCTCAATAGTATATTGCCGATGAAGAGTAGTATCAAGTTTCTTGATAAAATTATTCAACGACAAACTAGCACCACAATTATGGCACTTAAAGTTAGTGTTATTCTTCATAACATACATATACCCACGACACTTGTTCTTGTTCTTCTGCGAGTCTCCACAGATAGGACAACGGAAGTTGTATAGGTCTGGTTTGACCTTCTTGAATTTTTGTAGGCGTGACGAAATCAATCCAACATACTTGGAATCAATCAGATCCATTACACAAGATCACTGCTATCTTTCTATTATAACCTGAGGTACTTCTGGCGTCAAGAAACTTCCCATAACTTTTTGTCCTGGCACACTGACTATAAATGAGATTACAGTTAGAGCACCAGCAATAGTCCACATCTTCTTTTCCATAAGACGAAGACGATCATCAATTAATCTAATATCTCTCTCACAACCTTTCTTTATTTCCTCTGCCTTACGATTCACCTCACGGTGTACACTATCTACCTTCTCAAACAGTACAGCGTCGATTCTATCTTGCTTATCTAATTTCTCATTATGGACTGCTAGAAGTTGACCCATCTTTACGGAGTTATCCTGCAAAGATTCTACCACTCTTTCTAATCTTTCTAGAATGGCAGCATTTACGCCAGCAGCAGCATCATCCATTTTGCATCCACCATTTTCGCATTCCTTTCTGATAGATATATTTCTTTTTCTTCTTTCTTACAGGAGGAGTGAAGTTTGGATCATAATTGGAAGATTCTACAGAACCAGCGATACCGCCAGCACCCATAGACATTGTAGGTGCATCCTCTTTAAGAGTCCTTATAATATCAATAACTCTAGCAATATCCATTAGAGTGAATTTAACTCTTGTAAACAGTTGTAGTCTGGTTCAATATTATTAACAACAGTCTGTGGGTAATCTGGAACTCTCTTTAAAAAGACTAGAAAACTTTTTATAGATGGCCAAAGATCTTCCTCTAAGTTATAAAACAACAGAGGAACCGTAGCATCGTTAAAAACATTGAATAGGATGATTAAGTGATTAAGAATTAGGTGAACCTTAAGATCACCCGAATTCTTATATCTTTTCAATAAACGTTTTACGTACCTTATCCGCTTTAAGTCAGACTCAAAGTCATCCCTAGTAACTGATTGGGGGTTATCATAGAATTTTATAGCGAAGAGTAAATAATTACTCTCATTCAATTCGTCAAATCTCATAAATCCCTCAAATTATCAACTATTTGGGAATTGAGCATTATCAGTTGCTTCATTAGTGATGGTGCTTCCAGCGACAAGAACTTCAGTCTTGACTCTAAAGTTTCCATGCTGATCAGTATATGTAGTAACGCCAACCCAACCAGCGTGGGCAGGAGCATACTTACGTGCATCACCGGTCTTACCGTTAACAACACCTTGCTCTGTAGTATCTACACCAAAGACTTCTCTATTGACACTGCCATTAGCAACTGGTGATTTATATGCACCATCGCTGATAGCATAAGAAGGTTTCTGTGAAATCTCATAAGAGGTTCCGGCAGGAATGGTTGCTGTGCTATCTGCAATCAGGAAATCGGTAGATGCAACAGTTACGCTAGTGTTACTGGCAACAGACAGAACAACTGCCTCACCATAAGTTGCACCAGCACCAACTGTAATCACATCTCCACTGTTGAGTTCAAACCCAGAAGTAGCAAAAGTAGTACCCGAACCAGTAATGACTCCAGTACCCAAGTTAACGGCGACCGTACCCTTGGAATAGCCGATCTGATCTTTATTGCCCCAAAGAGACATATTCTTATACCTATAAATTCTTTATATCAGTATTTATAAAATTATTCTTCTTCTCTAGAACGAATTGATTTGGTGACAACTTCCAAAAGTTTATCGTCCATATCAGTCTTGGTCAACTTAACAGCTTTAGCAAGGATAACAAGACAGATCTCAACCATCTTCTCACCGAGTTCTTCATTCTCTGGAATATTTGAAACTGCATCTTTAATAATTTTAGATGCTAGTGGGAGTAGAAATGCAAGCATAATGGTAGTCCATCAAAGTTCTACCATTATATAGCTCACGATTCACTTTTTTTAATAGTTCCCCCAATTATAGAACTAGCACCATACCTTGCTCTCAATCTTGCTGCAACAGTTTCGATTGCACTCTGATTAGTTGGATGTGGTTTTGGTTCTGATGTCCCCTTCTTACCAAATGTATTGGGTGTATTGCTAATGGGTTTCCGATAACGATTGTTGCCATCAACACCACCACGTTCCATACGACGGTCCTTCATTCTATCAGAATCTTCCTCATTCACCATTTTTGCGGTGTCAGCAGATGCTATCTTAGCATAATCCTTATTAGACTCTTCCGAGTCCTGCATAATCATTGGATTTTTGAGACCCATTGCTCTCAACTTATTCTTAATAACTTCTCTAGGTGCTTTATCACCACGAGTATCTCTTATTTTATCTTTCTCATCACCATCCTTACATTTACAGGGACTTGTTCCATGTTTAGGACACATTGAACTCATCTCTTGGAAGAGACTAAGTGCTCTACTCGGAACATGACCTGACTGAATGGTTGGTTTTTGTATTTGTGGATCGGATCCATCTTTTGGAAAAACACTGACAACATTTGACTCGCCAGACTTCATCACATCAATCTTTTTTCCGTTTCTTGGTCCAGTAAGCGTGGTTGCTTCCTTTACATTTTTACCACCCATCTGATCATTACCTTTAGCACCAGCGATTACATCTCCTCTAGTGACTTTATTATATGGGGGATAGTTGTTAGCAAGATTGCCGTCGTTCTTCTTCGACATATCTCTTTGCGCTTCACCAGGCTTGTGGTCAGACATTTCAACCTTGAGACCTGAGTTTCTCAATTGAGTAATCTTCTCGCGGTTTGCATCTCTGGTGTAAGTTTTACCAGACTTAGTATCGGTAACGCGGATGCTGTAAAGAGTGGTTTCCTTACCATCTCTCTTTGCCATCATCATACGTTCATAAACCAATTCAACTGGTTCCTCTTTTTTCGTAGTGAAGACTCTACCCATTGCTGAGGCAAGATCTTCTACTACCCAATCCGCACCTTCAACTGATACTTGTTCTTTCACGCCGCCCTCTTTTCCAAATAGTTTTGCTTTTACCTGTGCCTGTTCTTGAGCACCCATAGATGTATTCCCCATATACTGAGAATATGCTGCTTTCAGATCAATATCTTCCCTTCTTGCACGATAGCGGATATCATATACTGCTTGTCTGACTCTCTTCTCAGAGTTTTCTTCAGTTCCACCAGTAGCAGCAACTTTCTTATCACCACCACCTTCGCTTTTAGCAGCGGAGGCAGGAGCAGACTTTCCTCCTTCTGGAGCATCTCCACCGCCACCACCTGCAGCAGCCTGTGGATGCTTCCTTGCTGGAAGGTCCTCAAATATCTTGTTAGTCATCGGGATAACTCTAGAATACTATTTTCTTATCTTATATTTATTTATGAAATGAATTCCGTAGGTGCTACCGGGAACCAAACTCTCGACATACTTCCTAAAAGCATCTGTTCCAACAAGTCTTTGATCTGATCCAACACCAGATTTAGTTGTTCCATTGACGACTGCTTCATTAACATCCTTAATCCAGGACTTAAACATAATCTTATCTTCAGTCACACAGATTAGATAATTTGTACCGCGACGAATGATACGTCCAATCAAACCTGTATTCAAATTCTCTACCAACTGACCAATCTGGAATACTTTCTTTTGAATATAATTCTCACGAAGAGTCTGATAGTTATACTTGGGTGCAATCTCCCACGCTTCACTAACCATACCCATTGACTGTTTTACAGTATCAAAAATTGCTCTAGCATCTTTAGGTTTCATCTCTGGTGGCATACCAGATCTAAATGTTTTGAAGTCATCTTCAGATGCAGCAAGTCTCATTCTCGATGCGGAAAGACCTTCTACACCATCAGAGTCAGGATCTCTGTCTCCAGCAGAAACAACTTCAATATTATCAAAGTTGTAGAGATCACCATTGTAATTATTAGAAAGTTTTTCAAACTCTTTAACTCTGTCAGCACCACCAACGATTCTTACATTAGCGTATCCATCATTATGTGCTTTCTTCAGAACATCAAAGATGGTTCTTGTGCTGGTGTCATTTGCAATGCGTTCACTATGCTGAGGGAACATCTGTCTCATAATAGAGACTTTGGTATCAGGATCAAGAGGATTTTTCTTCTTATCATGACTACGTGATGGAACAATCATATAGTCACTCTCTTCTGCTTCTGCAGATTGAGCAGCAGTATCCATCAACTGCATGTGTCCCAAATGTGGAGGATTAAAACGACCAAAAGCAACTGTGAGAGTTCCTTTAGTTTTCTCTACTGGTAGATGTCTTACTGGTTTTTCTGGTTGCTGTTCAGCAGCTGCCTGCTGTTGTGCCATTGCTTCTTGCTCTGCTGCAGCTTGCTGCTGCTGCATCATTGCCTGCTGTTCTTCAGGAGTCCCATTTATTGCTTCGTCTTCAATGCTAGGATCATTGAAATTAGGATCCGATATCTTCTTTTCTTTTTCTGTTTGTGGAGGATCTTGTTGTCCTACTTTTTGTCTCTTATTATAAAACTTAAGTTTTCCCTTTTCTGTCTTGGCAACAAACTCTCCACTGGAACGATCGTACCAACCTCCATGACCATCACCTTGCAGTCCCATCCTAGCAGCCTGCTGTGCCGCGATAGATTCTTGAAACTGATGAAAAAATTTCATTATTTCGCTTTACGCAAGTTCGCTGTAATTGACGACCTATTACTTAAAATGTATTCGTGCATACGTCGTCGTATCTTTATATATTTATCCTTCTCTTTTCCTTTACAATTTTCGATCCTCTCTGTAAGTTTGCCATAGACATAACCAACAAAACTATCGTATGACTTGCCAGGAAAATCTTTTGCAAGTATTTTTATGTACTCTTGTTCCATCCAGTTTTTAAATATTTATGGAGAATAGCGGACTCGAACCGCTGACATCCTGCTTGCAAAGCAGGCGCTCTACCAACTGAGCCAATTCCCCAAAACCCCGAAGGGTCAGTGATTATGATCTTCTGGAAGATTTGCTTCAATTTGTTCATCCAAATTTCGGATAAAATTACGAATGATAACTGTTCGTTGTCCAGGAAATTCGTAACTATCTTGTTTGGTTAGTTGAAATAAAACCTCGCGAATTAATGCCGCGTCGTGAAGACCTACTTTAAGATCAATGTCAATTTTGCAACTCATTTTTTTCCTCTAATTTAACACGATATACAGTTCGTTTGGCGAACCGTTGATCAATTTTTAATTTACCAATATAAAGAGCAGCGATCCAAAGGGTAAAAAGAAACCCATCGAAGTAACTCATTGTATTCCATGCATGAACTGCGCCGTCCATTAGACATCTCCCTCAACACGGTTTTCAGAATAATGGACATCAAACTCACCACCAGGATATCGTGACTTGAGTTTATCAACATTCATCTCAATGATATCATCAAGAGAAATATTGAGACCCATACATGCCTGTGCAACATACCACATAATATCACCAAGTTCACGTTTCATATGAAACAGGTTCTCTTCGGTAACTGGTTTACCCTGAAAAATAATCTTCTTTACAATCTCGGTAAACTCACCTGCTTCGGCACACATACCAACAGAGGCAGTGAGAAGTCGATGTGTTTCAAATCCTTCCCCACGAAGTTCTTGAATACGATACTCAAAGGCATCAGCATCTTGACTAGGTTGAGATGTAACGGCATTCACAAACTCAAGATATGCGTCAGTATTTACTGTCATGAAAATTTAAATCCCTCAAATGATTTTTTCATTCTATCCTCGTTATTATACTCTTCTTCTTTCCCAGAGTCAAGTATATCATCCTGTGCAGTCTGTTCACAATCGTACAAACGCATCTTTGCGCGATCAATTCCAATAACAAATCTCTTAAAGAGATTGTTATCATTATATCTATTTTTCAACTGCTTCACCATAATCTGTCCCAGTTGTTCCAACTCTTCTGTAGAAATAAGGGCAAACATAAGATCAGCAGTAGCAGGGAGACCAAAGGACTCAGAAGTGTCAGTAAGGTCAACATCAGAGCTACCATAACCAGAACGAGTGGTCTGGGTGGCAGATACGATAGGGACCTCG